CGGTTGGCAACCGCGACCTGTCATGAATACTTTCTTATATGGGAGTTTTCAATGCAACAAATTACTACATTTGGTTCCATGCCATGTCAGATGACTTATACCATCTCTGGCAAGGTCTCCATTGGAGGCTTTGATTACGATATCGGCCGTATGCAAAATGCTATCGGCAACGAGCGTAGGTATGCGACGCCTTTCTTTAATATGGCGTCATTTATCACCAAGGGTATCAATGACATGGAATCAACAAAAAAGCGTGGAATGGCATTAATTGATGGGACGCACTATTTCGATGGTGTGTACCTCCATTTCATGAACATGACTAATGCTGTCTCGAGATTTGTTACCCCGAGACCGTATGCAACGTCTGTGCCAGTTAATGGTTCAGAATCTGAGCACCCAGTTATACATCGCAATTTATTTGGCAAGGTACGACTGGGCTCATGTGGAGTGTGGGACAAACCCGAACAATACTTTGGTGTTCATTTACCAGAGTGTGTGATTAGTACAGGACACGAAAGTTGGTCCTATAAACACTTTTCACACGACGGTTCTTCCGTTATTGTAGGGGGTGCCTCAGGGGTTAGTTCTTACACCCGAACACTCTCACTCGATGAAGGTACGGAGTACCAGGCGGAGATGTATAGGTATATACAGGTCGATAGTAAAAATGACCTGCATTGCTTTTACACACCCGTCTATCGCTCCGATCGTCTCATCCTCCTCGTCAGGACCGTCAGAATTAGACGGTTTGGCCTCCCTTGGATGTGGGAGGTTGTTGCAGCTAACATGTTTATAACTGCTTATCCGAGGATAACAAACCATGGGGTTGCACCGTCCAAGCACATAGTACATTTGCTGGACGACTTCTTCGATGTCGAATTCGAGGTCGGTATCACTGACCCGGTTGCGACAATCTTAGACCACAACCCGAACCTTGAGGAATCACAGAATTACTTAATCGCGGCTCCTTTTAAAACTAGTGGAGCCCATTCATTGTATGGACACAACTTCTCCTGGCTAAAAATGCCCGAGAGCTACGTTCCTGATGAACGGTTCTACGCCTTCACGGGTTATACCCTTGAGGACGATACCTTCCGCGAAGGTGATACCTCACCATTCCCCGCATTATACTTCTACGAGCGCTATATGCAAGAACTCCCTCAATTAGTGGGAGCTTGTGCATATTCTGCTTCGGATGCGATGGAATCCATCTTACCTCGTCTAGAGAATAACTACCTCGAGACGATTTCAGAAATACGCACGATACTACAGCCGCTAACTTGGCCAAAAACGTTCTTGGCCTTTCTTAGGCGAAATGTTAAAAAGTCGCCTAACGCGGTGCGCGATATTCTTGAAACTGTGGCAGATTACAATATTGCCTACAGCTTCGGACTTGCGCCTAACATCCGTGCAGCAATGGAACTCAGGGATGATTTATTACCTATCCTTGAGAAGCTAACTGATGGCTCCTTGTGTGGCCCTGGTACATACCATGGGAAACGCGTGTGGGAGAACCTAATTATTATTGGTGACGACAGGCCCGTTAATTTACGGGCTGGCACAAAAGTCAGTTTGAACATTCATGCTGACTCTATACTGCCATATATATTACCTGCTGACACCTTAGGTTTCTTACCCACGCTTTCGCGCCTCTGGGAGGTCGTTCCGTGGAGCTGGTTGATTGATTATGGTTTCAACGTTAAGGAGCTTTTGCGCCTAATAGACGTCTCGACCTTTCAGCTTCTTGCTGATATCAATTACTCAGTTAACACATTAAAGATCGACTATCACTTCCAGCCGATAGACTGTGCGCGCTACAACTTCATGACCGAGACCGACGGTGCGGGCTATAGGTTATTCTCGCGATATATTTTGCGAAACCAACTACCCCACTTAGGTCCGATGCACTCAGCCTTGTACAACGGTGAGCGAATTCCGCCCATCGACATACTTGGTAGCCTCGCGATCCTCCGCACCCGCGAAATTAAATAGGTGCGTTAACATAATCTTATCAACATATTCATGACAAGATCGAAAGGATCAAACTCAAAATGTCAACTTTACATGACATCTCCAGTCCAACTGCAAGTGAAACTCCGGTTGTGACCTTGGCAAATTGCCCCGTCATTCCCGTGAGTTCTATGTTTTATCTTGGGCCCGGAAAGCCCTTCGAACAGTTATACGCCATTTCGACCGAAGCGGTCGACATTGGCTTCGCTAAGCAGGACTGGCGCTTCGGTAGTTATCCGAAGTACCAGCAGGATGTGGGTGCTGACAAGCCCTACACCCGTTATAACAACTCCCTGCAAGCGTCTGTTCCCGTACGCGTCGGCAATGCTACTGTCGGGCACACTTATGTGCCTTGCAACTTCACTGTTGCGTGGCAAAGCATTGAATCGCCTTGTACGGCCCAACCGCAAGATGTTATCCATCAGTTCGTGCGCATGGTGCTGAGTCTCGCGATCAACCCCATCACTGGGTTAGTTGATTACGAGGGCATCAAGCGCATTAACAATGGTCTTCCTCCCTTCCAGAACTTCGGGATGGTGGAAGATGCGGATTTACAGGCTACAGCTACTGACGTCGCTACTGAACTTGAAGCGACGCTAGTCCCGGCTGTTTAACATATGTTTCATTACCGGATCTCCCTACCGGTACAGAAGGGTGAACTGGAGCTTAACTTCGGCCCTGGAACACCATTCGACCATGCTATTAGCAACTTCATACCAGAAGATCAACATCAACTTCGGGTATATGCAGTAGCATGGATGGGGATGATTCATGACTCACCTTTGGATCCGTGTAAGCCCAATAACGTCGTCAACCGCTTCTTTCGAGAAGTGACAACGAATTACATTGGGACCGTACGGAAATACACCGATCTTGCAACGGCTTTGGAGAAATCCATTCGCCGTAGTTCATCAGGCATTCTCACTATTGAGACCTTGCATGAACAGTTCGCGCGTACCCCGATATTCAGGGAGTACAACCGCTTTAGTAAGACCGGTGATCCTCTATTGCTCAGATACATACTGAGTTTCTGTAACTTTTCCAAGAAAATATCCTTGGTAAGGCCAGAGTTAGAGCAAGACGCCTTACGCGCCTGGCTTAACGTAGAGGAAAAGCTCAGGAGTACCCCTCTCCCCCCTTGGATTAATAACCTTAGGGTGGTAATGGGTGTGCTCACTGAAGGGTTTGACGAGCTAACATTCTTACCGCGCCACGGTAGTGGTAGCGTCGCCGAGCGAATACCTCGCCCCGGTGTGGATGTTAAAAACTCTCTTATCCAGCACATTAATCCGAAATTGGCTTATATGTATTCCAAGCCGAAATTAGGTGATGTGTGTGACGTTGGGCCAGAGGTGTTTTGGCCCTACGGAGTCATGTCTAGTAAGAAAGACAACGAGGCCCGCCGTGCCTCAAGATTAATTTTCGTGCCAAAATCCTGGAAATCCCTGCGGTCTATCTGCATGGAGCCCTCTGCTGTGCAGTACGCGCAGCAAGGTGTCAGGACTTGGCTTGAGGATCAGATGCGGCGTACGTACCTAAGTAAGTACGTACACATTGAGGACCAGACCTATAACCGCGAAGCGGCCAAGGCTGGTTCACAAAATGGTAGGTTAGATACAATTGACCTAACAGCAGCATCTGACAGTGTTATGTGGCGGTTAGTTGCGGCGATATTTCCCGCAAAGGTGTTAAAACACCTTCACGCTACACGCACAACTCACGTCGAGTTACCCGATGGTCGCATAGTTCGAAGCGAAAAGTTCGCCCCTATGGGGTCAGCTACGTGCTTTCCCGTGCAGACCATGATATACTCGGCATTGCTGGTAATGCTTGCCAGCGCAAGTTACAACGGCAGGGACTGGTGGAAACCCGGAGTGCTAACACCCAACCTTGTTAGGGAGGCGCTTAGTAGTAAAGGCGCCTTTTCTGACAATGGGCACGTAACACCGGGAATCTATCTCCCATTCCTAGCTTACGGAGACGACATCGTGTGTGATCATCGCATGACAAGTACCGTAATAGAGGCACTCGACGAACTCGGTTTCAGCCCCAACATCGAGAAAAGTTTCCTCGGTGATAGCGCCTATCGCGAATCCTGCGGTGGGTTCTACATGGATGGGTACGATGTAACCCCATTCAAGCTCAAACTAGAACGTGTTGAGGAGAAGGCTCCATACGAAGCATTAGCAGCCGCAATTGAAGCGGCAAATTATGCACTCGAGCATGGTCTTATGACCGTGCATGGGATTTTATCGCGATATGTTCTTCGCAACGATTTCCCTGGTTTATTTCAGTCGAGTGGTCGTAATCCAATTTTATGTGTTACTATGGATGACGATGTTACTGCTTTTGCTCTACGTGTGGGATGTGCTACAAATAACCACTTAATGGTTAGATCGTGGAAGGCCACTAATGGTCAACCACAATCACTCACGAACACCGCTGAAAATTACCAGCGCCGTGAGTTGCGTAGTGTGTCCCCTCAATCCAAGGCTGTGGACAGGCGCAGTCGGGGGTATAATCACCCGGCCATCGTCGCCATGCACAACGGGTGGTACGATTACAATCATTGGTTCTGGAAACAGAACAATGAAGATCGTACTATAATTCCCGAAGTAGCATGGGCAACAATGCTGCACAACAGCAGCATCAGCCCTAACGAGTGGAGGCGTATTCTTGGAAAGCAGGCTCCCGTGGTTAATGAGAGCACCAAGAGTACGTCAAAGCTGGATACAACACTGAGGTGGAGATGGACTCCCACACCAGATATGTATTCAGCGCACTAGTTTTACTGCCAATCGTCTAACCAACGGTTGGCTACGAGGAGCAACGCACATGCGTTGTGTTGGCTTGCGCCCTATACCG